GGTCTTAATGAACTTGACGAGGCAATTAAAGAGGAAGAAGAGCGAGAGCGTCACTTTTTCAAACTATCAGAAGAAGTATTAAATTTAACTAATGAGATTTCTCAAGTTAGCATTCGGATTTCTGGACACCAGAAGCAAATCAGAAATCTTGAAAGCGAAATTCAAAACATTACCACTAAGTCTGAAGGAAGAAATTTTGAACGGGAAACTCTAAAAAATTTAGAACAAGAATATAGTTTAGTACTAAAAGATTTAAACGATAAAAAAGATCTCTTAATAAACTATAATTTTGTTTATAATCTATTAAAAGATGGTGGAGTAAAAACTCAGATCATCAAAAAATATTTGCCTGTTATTAACTCGCAAGTTAATAAGTATTTGCAAATGATGGAATTCTTTATCAATTTTAAACTTGATGAAGAATTTAATGAGTCTATTGAATCTCCAGTACAGGAAGATTTTTCTTATAGTTCTTTTAGTGAAGGAGAACGTATGAGAATAGATCTTGCATTATTGTTTACTTGGAGAGAAGTTGCAAAGATTAAAAACTCTTTAAATTGTAACTTAATCATCTTTGATGAAACTTTTGATTCTTCATTGGATGTGTTTGGTATTGAAGAGTTTATGAAAATTATTAGATTTGTCATTAAAGATGCTAACATTTTTGTTATATCGCACAAAGAGGGAATGCGTGATAAATTTAATAATGTAATTAAATTTGAGAAAGTTAAAGGATTTAGTAGGATTGCACCATGACAAAAAGTTTGGTTACTGGAGGAGCAGGATTTATTGGATCTAATCTTGTAGATTATTTGCTCTCCGAAGGACATGAAGTTGTAGTTGTTGACAATGAGTATTCTGATGCTCACGATCATTTTTATTGGAATGATAGGGCACAAAACTACAAGTATGATATTAGAGACTATGAAAATACTCGTCCACTTTATGATGGAGTTGATTATGTGTTTCATATTGCTGCAGAAGCAAGAATCCAACCCGCAGTAGAAAATCCAATTCAAGCAGTTGATATTAATTGTGTTGGAACTGCAACTGTTTTACAATGTGCCAGAGAAGCAGGGGTTAAAAAAGTAATATATTCTTCAACTTCTTCTGCATATGGAATGAACCCTATCCCTAATGTAGAGACTCAACCAGATGATTGCTTGAATCCTTATTCTGTATCTAAAGTATCTGGAGAAAAACTATGTACAATGTACACAAATTTATTTGGACTTAAAACAATTATCTTCAGATATTTTAATGTTTATGGTGAACGACAACCAATAAAAGGTCAATATGCTCCAGTTATTGGTAGGTTCTTTAAACAATTTGCGAGAGATGAACCTTTAACTATTGTTGGTGATGGTGAACAAAGAAGAGATTTTACTCATGTCTCTGATGTTGTAAAAGCAAACTATTTGGCAGCAACAAAAGAAGTTGATTCTCAATATTATGGTAAAGTATATAATGTTGGTAGTGGAACTAATCATTCAGTGAATCAAATTGCAAATATGATCTCTGCCAATCAAGTCAATATTCCACCTAGGATTGGTGAGGCAAGAGAAACACTTGCAAATAATTTTAAGTTACGTAACGTTTTTGGTTGGGAACCAAAAATTGATGTTGAAGGTTGGATTGAGATACAAATGGAAATTGAAATTGCCACAAAGTTTTTGGCACACCATTATGGAGCATAGTCTACCAATTCAAAAACTGTCACAAGGGTCTTCCTGACGGAGGACCTTTTTTAGTATACTGACTTCAGTTAAACAAACGCCATGCTGGTCAACCTCGAAATCAAAGGGCAACTTGCAAAACTCCTTGCAACTGAGGATCTCATTATTGAGAACAAGAAAGTTGAAACTGCAATGTTCAATGTTGATACTCGTGTTTTGACTCTTCCTATGTGGGAGAGGGCATCTAATCAAGTATATGATATGCTTGTTGCTCATGAAGTTGGGCACGCAATCTTCACCCCAAATGAGGATCCAAAGGTAGAGGTTCCTATGCAATTTATCAATGTGACTGAAGATGCTCGCATTGAAAAAATGATGAAACGCAAATATGGTGGAATTACAAAAACTTTTTATCGTGGTTACAAAGAACTTCATGATGAAGATTTCTTCTCTGTTAAAGATGAAAATATTTCAGAATTGAATCTTGCTGATCGTGCTAATCTTTGGTTTAAGATTGGTAGTCTTTTTGATATTCCCATTCAAGAGGGTGAGGAAAAAGAAATCATTGATATGATTGCTTCTGCAGAAACTTTTGATCAATCTCAAGAAGCAGCAGTTGCTCTTTACAATTATTGTAAGAAGGAATTGGATCAAAGTAAGAAAGAAGAAAAACAAGACGTTAAACCTAACTCTAATGGTTCTGGATCTTCCCCTTCTGAAGAAGAACAACAACAATCAAATTCTGATGCCGAAGATCAATCAAAATTTAATGAGCAAGAAGTTTCTTCTGGTTCTAGTTCTGGATCTACGAATGTAGAAGATTCTCATGAAACTAATAGTGATGAAGAACCAAAAGTCAAAACTGATGAAAATCTAGTAAGTAAACTTAAAGATCTGACATCAACTTCTCTGGGAAATGAATATGTAGAGTCTCCAGATCTTAATCTTGATACAATCATTAATGCCAATAAAGAACTCCAAGATTATATTAAAGACCATTTTTCAGTCTATGTTGGCAATGAATTTCAGTACGTTGATAATTCCTATGCTAAGTTTAAAAAAGAATCTCAAAAAGAAGTAAATTACCTTGTAAAAGAATTTGAGTGTCGTAAATCTGCAGATGCGTATTCTCGTTCTTTTGTTAGCAAGACTGGTGTACTTGATACTTCTAAATTACATACTTATAAGTTCAATGAGGATCTCTTCAAAAAAGTAAACATTATTCCTGATGGAAAAAATCACGGATTGATTTTTATCCTTGATTGGTCTGGATCTATGACAGAAGTTTTAATGGACACAATCAAGCAACTTTATAATTTGATTTGGTTTTGTAAGAAGTGCTCTATTCCTTTTAGTGTATATGCATTTACCTTTGAATATAATACGGTCACGTATGACAATAACGGACATCCAGTAAGGCTTCAACCACATTACCAAAAGAAAAGTGGATTGTTTGCAGTTGATGAAAGGTTCTCTTTGATGGAGTTCTTTTCTTCAGAAGTGTCTGGAAAGGACCTTGATCTTCATATGAAAAACATTTGGAGGTGTGCTTTTTCTATTCGCCATTATGCAGAGTATACTCCCCCTCCGAGGTTGTCTCTTAGCGGAACTCCACTTAATGAAACTATTTTGAGTCTTCGTAAAATTATTCCTTTATTTAAAGCAAAGCACAAACTTCAAAAAGTGCAGTGTGTAATTCTTACCGATGGTGAAGCAAACCATTTGAACAGGCATAAAATGGTAAAACGCAATTGGGAGGCGTTTGAGATTATGGGATGTGTTTCTTTAGGTTATAATACATATTATCGCAATCGTAAAACGGGATCTGTTAAGAGGATTCCTACTGAATGGTATAATTTTACCAACATGTTGCTTGAAGATTTGAAAGAAGAATTCCCCCAAGTAAATCTTATTGGTATTCGTATTATTGATCGTGATGTTTCTACTTTTATTCGTCGTTATTGTGGTTGGTATAGTGATGAATTTGATGCTTCTATGAGGCAGTGGAAAAAGAATAAATCAATTTCTATTAAAGTGTCTGGGTATGATCGTTACTTTGGTATGTCAAAAAATGTTTTGGCACAAAATACGGACTTTGAAGTAAAAGATGATGCGACTAAAACCCAAATCAAAAGTGCTTTTGTAAAATCTCTTCGTAGTAAGAAGCTAAATAAAAAGATCTTAGGAGAATTTGTAGAGTTGATTGCATGACTCAAGAAGTAACTAATTTTGGATCTTGTCCTTATTGTGGCAAAACAGATCAACCTTGTTCAGACATTACTTCAGAGGCACGGGCAAATGCCCGTGCTTTTTGTAGAAAAAAACACAACTATGAACCACTTGAAAAACTGTCCACTGGGATCTTGGAGGACTTGGAATAGGGGTTATAATTACCTTGTTCAAACAAACACCTGACACCATGGCAATGTCCGCCGATTACATCCGCACCTCTCTCCAGTCACTTTATGGTGACACTATTTCTGCAGGAGATATCCGTGCTTGGTGTGCTATGAACGATAGTAACTACCAAACCGTAACCAACAAACTTGCCCAATACAAGGTTGCTCGCGGTAGTTGGAATCTTACCGTTCGGGAAAAAATGGAGCAAACCTACCAGTCTACCCCCACTATTATTCCCGCTCAGGAACAAAACCTTATCCCTGAAAAAGATGATACCTTCGTCAAGTTTGGTAATTTTGGCGACATTCGCAAAATTATTCAGTCCAGTCTTTTTTATCCGACGTTCATTACGGGTCTGTCGGGTAATGGTAAAACGTTCTCTGTGGAGCAAGCGTGTGCTCAGTTGGGTCGTGAACTCATCCGTGTAAACATTACTATCGAGACCGATGAAGATGATCTCATTGGTGGATTCCGTCTTGTCAACGGTGAGACCGTTTGGCACAATGGTCCAGTCATCGAAGCCTTGGAGCGCGGTGCGATTCTATTGCTTGACGAGATTGACTTGGCTTCCAACAAGATTCTTTGCCTTCAATCCGTCCTCGAAGGAAAAGGTGTCTTCCTGAAAAAGATTGGTAAGTATGTCCGCCCTGCTGCTGGGTTCAATGTATTTGCTACTGCTAACACTAAAGGAAAGGGTTCTGACGATGGACGCTTCATCGGAACCAACGTACTCAATGAAGCATTCCTCGAACGCTTCCCTGTGACCTTTGAGCAGTCTTACCCTGCTCCTGCAGTAGAGCAGAGGATTCTTGAGGGTATTTCTCTTGATCTTGGTATTGAAGATCGTGATTTCTGTAAGCGTCTTGTTGACTGGGCAGACATTATTCGTAAGACGTTTTTCGATGGTGGAATTGACGAGATTATTAGTACTCGTCGTTTGGTCCATGTTATCCGTGCTTACAGTATTTTTGGTGATAAAGGGAAAGCAATCCAAGTTTGCGTGAATCGTTTTGATGATGAAACAAAGCAAGCATTTCTGGAACTTTATGATAAAGTAGATGCGGACTTTGAGATGCCTTCTGAAGAACAGCAGAAGCAGGCTCTTGACTCACACAATTTCTCTTGATATAATCTAAGTAGGAGACTTATTGTTATGCAATTTGACGAATCTGTGGAGGTCGAAGACCTCCTTTCACAACACTTTGACTTTATTGACCCAAAGTATCTAAGTTATGATGCTGCAGGAAACGAAATTACATTATTTGGTATGGAAGAACAAAAAGCACCAAGCACAATTATTCGCGAAAACACAAATGGTTTTTGGAAATATGAAGAAGACAAAACTCTAAAAGAAGTCCAAGATTATCTTTCTGGAACTTACAAATCACATTACACTTCTCAAGATTCTAAGACCCAAACCCTTGATTTGATTGAGAGTATTGGTGATGCAGAACCATTCTGTCGATCCAATGCAATAAAGTATCTGTCTCGATTTGGTAAAAAGAATGGTAAATCGAAGATGGATATTTTGAAGGCAATCCATTATTGTGTCCTTCTTTATCACTTCTCTGGTCTTCACAAACCAAACGCATCTGACTATCCTTATTGATTATGAAATTGAAAGAAAAAGCTATGAAGTTGTCTGATCGTACTTTGAATCTTCTTAAGAACTTTTCAAACATCAATCAGTCAATCTTGTTTAAGCAAGGAACTAAACTTCGCACTATTAGTGTGATGAATAACATTCTTGCAGAAGCTGAGGTTACTGAAGACTTCCCTAAAGACTTTGGAATTTATGATTTGAATCAATTCCTTAACGGTCTTTCGCTCCATAAAAATCCAGCTCTTGACTTTGAGAATGATAGTTATGTGATCATTAGAGAAGGAAATATTCGTTCTAATTATTTCTTCTCTGATCCAAGTCTTATTGTAACTCCACCAGACAAAGAACTCAAACTCAAATCTGAGGAGGTAAATTTTGACATCACAGGAGAACAACTCACAAACCTTCTTAAAGCGGCTAACATCTTTCAACTCCCAGATCTCTCCGTCATTGGCGAAGCAGGGGTTGTTAAAGTTGTTGTTCGTGACAAGAAAAACGACACTTCTAATGATTATCAAGTTATTGTTGGTGAAACAGAAGATTCTTTCTGTTTTAACTTCAAAGTCGAAAACATTAAAGTAATCACTGGAACTTATAATGTGACTATATCACAAACCCTTTTGTCTAGGTTTGATTCAAAAGACTATGATCTTAAGTATTTCATTGCGCTGGAACCAGATTCTACTTTCAGCTAATAGACTTCGTATTATTGGAAGTATCTGCTTAATTGTCGGATACTTCTTTATTTTATATGTCTCAGTTTATTGGGGTTGCTGGGCTCGTTTGATAGGTAATCTAACAATGATCCCATTTGCAATAAAAATTAAAACTTGGGACATCGTAGGATTAGAGTCATTCTTTTCTGTGATTGATGCCTCTAAAATCATTCAACTATCACTATTATGAGAGACTGGAAAAAAATATTTGAAGACATGACTGAAGAAGAAAAGATTAATCTATCTATTCTTCGAGTCATGGAATGTACGAATGGGGTCATCCAATATGCATATAGAGATCAGCATCCAGATGCATTGTCTTTAGAAGAAACTCGTAAGGCAATGAAATTTAGTATGGGGTGCATTAAAAGGATGGAGATTCCTCTAGGAGATTCTTCTATAAAGTTTGAAGGAGAAATTGCAGAGATATTTGCGGAAATCAGAGAACTTTATACCAGTGGAGCAAAAAATGGCAATGATGAAGATTTTGAAAAATTTATGGAAATCTCCATCACCATGTATAATGTTCTTGGTAAGGATAGAATCTTAAGAGCGCAGGAAATTTTGGGTGAGCACATTGTCGAAATCGCCCCCGACAAGTTACAATATGGTGTGGACTACATCCTCCAATTCATCAAATGAACATCTTTGTCACTGATCCAAATCCAGTCATTTGTGCAAGGGTTTTGCCAGATAAGCACATTGTCAAGATGCCACTAGAGTGCTGTCAGATGCTCTCTATCGTTGCTTCAGATAAATGGGGTAGGGGGTACGGAACCCTCCCTAAAGCAGATGGGACGCCTTACAGCACCGAGAAGGGGGCATTCCGTAAGCATCCATGTACTGTATGGACTGGTGAATTTGTTTTGAATTGGCGATGGTTGATCCGTCATGGACTTGCTCTTTGTGAGGAATATTCTCATAGGTATCAAAGGATTCATAAATGTCTACATACATTAACAGTAGCAAATCAAATTTTTCCTTTTGCTGATCCTGCTGGAAGGTCGGGAAAAGAAACAACACCATTTGTGAGGGCAATGCCAAATGAGTATAAACTTGACACAAGCATTGACACTTTTACTGCTTACAAAATGTATATCGCATCCAAACCTTGGGTTGCATCTAATTATATTCGTGACCCATCCCGCAAACCAGATTGGCTATGATTAGTACAACGCTTACTATTGATGACGACGGAATTCTTACCATTTCTGAAGAAATTCTTAATCAACTTGGGTGGAAAGAAAATGATGTGCTAGAATGGATTGACCACAAAGATGGTACTTTTCAATTAAAAAAGGTTGATGAAACTCATTGAAAAAATTCATCAGGATTAGTGAATCGCTTTTAGCAAACCCAAGATTAACTTTTATTTTGGGTCTTTTTATTGGACATTACTTGACTTAATTATGCGAGATGAATTTATCTGGGTTGAGAAGTATCGACCCAAAACCATTGATGATTGTATTCTTCCAGGAGGAATTAAAAATACCTTCTTACAGTTTCTAAATAAGGGGGAGATCCCCAATATGCTTTTGTCTGGTCCTCCAGGAATTGGAAAGACAACAGTTGCAAAAGCACTTTGTCAACAACTTGGAGCAGATGTATATGTCATTAATGGATCCGATGAGGGACGATTCCTTGATACCGTCCGAAATACTGCGAAGAACTTCGCTTCGACCGTCTCACTTTTGTCGTCTGCAAAACACAAAGTCATCATTATTGATGAAGCAGATAACACAACGCACGACGTACAACTCCTCCTACGGGCGTTTACTGAGGAGTTTAGTGGTAACTGCAGGTTTATCTTTACCTGTAACTACAAAAACAAAATCATTGAACCAATTCACTCTAGGTGTGCCTGCATCGATTTCTCAATCGACAGTAAAGATCGACCAAAACTTGCAGTCGAATTCTTCAACCGTATCAGGTTTATACTTGAGAAAGAATCTGTTGAATATGATCAAAAAGTTCTGGTTGAGTTAATTAACAAACACTTCCCTGATTGGAGACGTGTTCTCAATGAATGTCAACGCTATTCCGCTAATGGAAAAATTGATTCTGCAATTCTTGCATCTTTTTCGGATGTTAAGACAGAATCTCTCATTAAAAACCTTAAGGAAAAAAACTTTACTGAAGTACGTAAATGGTGTATCAATAACTTGGACAATGATCCTAGTCTATTATTCCGCCGCATTTACGATGCTCTTCTTTTATCCTTGGATCCTCCTTCTATTCCTGCCGCTGTTCTTGTTATTGCTAAGTACCAGTATCAGGTCGCATTCGTAGCAGATCAAGAGATTAATCTTCTTGCTGGATTAACAGAGATTATGGTAGAATGCAAATTCAAGTAAACTTCATTTTTAAAAACAATGTCTGATATTAAATTGATTCGATTGACTTCTGGTGAAGATGTTATTGCAAAACTTCTCTCCGAAGATGATGAAAGCATTACTATTGAGAATGCTATTGTTGCTATCCCTGCTGGCAAGGGAGAACTTGGTTTTGCTCCTTGGTCTCCCTTGCTTAATAAGGAAGTAAATGAACTCACAGTCTCTAAGCGATTTATCATTTACTTGGCAGAACCCATTACTCAATTGGTTGATCAGTACAAGCAAATGTTTAGTCTAATCATTACACCTTCTACTGACATCATTGCTCCTGCTACCTGATTTAATTAATTTATTTTATTATGTTTGACATTAACAAAGTTAACCTGAATGAATTCTTTGGTTGTGTAGAAGCAACCAATACAAAACAAATGAAGTCTAATGCATTTAAGACTTTTCGAACTTATCTCCAAGAAAAGTCTTTTGCAAAATGGTCAGGTGATCAACTCACATATGTCGGTGACTATGAAGATGGTAAAGATTTTGTAGATTCTTCAGGTATTTGTTACGAAATGAAAGGATCACTTGGACTTTTTAACAAGAATCAATCTTGTAAGCGAGTGGTCCTTATTAATAAGCGTCCTGGCAAGAAAAAGTCTACGGTTCTGCAAAAAGAAGATATTAAAAAAACTTTTGAGTATATGCTTCTGGTAGATACTAAAACCATGACCATTGGATATACTGATTGGGATACTGTTTACTCCAGGACAGAATGTGATGGTGCTGGAGCAACATTCAAATTGGAAAAGGGAGATTATAAAATCTTGGCAAGTAATGTAGAACCAAAAGAAAAAAACATTGACGCAACCAATCTTTTAAACTCCATTGAGGCAATTTTGTGACTGATCCACTTAAGCAATTAAAAACACCATTGCGTT